CTCTGTCTTCAATCTGTTCTAGAGGGTAAAGGTGTCTTCCTCAAGAAGACTGGTAGGTTTGTCAAACCCGCCGATGGTTTCAATGTGTTCGCTACTGCCAACACCAAGGGTAAGGGTTCAGACGATGGTCGTTTCATCGGAACCAATGTTCTGAACGAAGCATTTCTGGAACGTTTCCCTGTGACCTTCGAACAGGAATACCCCACTCCTCAGACTGAACAGAAGATTCTTTCTAAACTCTGTGATGATGAAAGCTTCATCAACTACCTGGTTGACTGGGCTGATATCATCCGTAAGACCTTCTTTGATGGTGGTGTGGATGAAGTTATCTCCACCCGTCGTCTGGTTCACATTGTTCAGGCTTACAACATCTTTGGTAACAAGATGAAGGCAATCGATGTCTGTACTGCACGATTCGATGATGAGACCAAAATGTCTTTCATGGAACTGTATGATAAGGTTGATGTCAATGTGAATATGGAATCTGTTGACGAAACCCCTGAACAATGATATAATTTGGGAAGGTAATTCTGCCTTCCCTTTATAATGACTTTTAGTTTACATATGGAAGATAAAATTGAATTCAGTAGCTTTGATCTAAGCAAAATTGATTTGAAACGTAACAAATACAAGTATAGTGAGGAAGAAATCCTCAAAGAACTGTCAGATTACATTTCTGCAACATACAATCAGCATTACTCTGCTGGTGACGAGAAGATTCAAACACTGGATCTTATTGAAGCTTGTGGTGATGGTGAAGCATTCTGTCGATCCAACATTCTCAAGTATGCCTCTCGGTATGACAAGAAAGGTACTGCACGACGTGACATCTTGAAGATTTTACATTATGCAGTTCTCCTGTTACACTTTAATGACAAGAACTCCCAACGTGAAACTTACAATCAATGACAATGAAACTCTCTGACAAGACTGTCAATATCCTGAAGAACTTCTCTTCTATTAACCAATCCATCCTTTTCAAGGAAGGTAACAAACTTCGCACTATCAGTGTGATGAAGAACATCTTGGCAGAGGCTGAGATTGATGAGGATATCCCCAAGGACTTTGGTATCTACGATCTGAACCAATTCCTCAATGGTCTGAACCTTCACTCAAGTCCTGACCTGGACTTTGATAATGAGGGTTATGTCGTGATCAAAGAAGGTCGTTCTCGTTCTAAGTATTTCTTTGCTGATGAGAACGTCATCGTGACTCCTCCTGAGAAGTCCATCTCTCTTCCTACTGAAGATGTGTCCTTTGATCTGGATACTCAACAGTTGGATAAACTCCTCAAGGCTGCTGCTGTTTATCAACTCCCTGACCTTTCTGTCGTTGGTGAGGCAGATGTTGTGAAGGTGGTTGTCCGTGACAAGAAGAACGACACCTCTAATGATTTCTCTATCATTGTTGGTGAGACCTCTTCTGAGTTCTCTTTCAACTTCAAGGTTGAAAATATCAAGATCATTCCTGGAACCTATGAGGTTACTGTGTCTGAGAAACTGTTGGCCAAGTTCACTAACAAGAACTATGACCTGACTTATTACATTGCTCTTGAACCTGATTCTACGTTTGGAGGTTGATATGACAAAGTGGGAACTGACGTACCGACTCCCCACCACGGGGAGTAAGTATCATAAAATGATCGTGGAAGCAAATTACCAACATGATGCAAAGAAAATTGCACAAGCTCAAATCCCCTCTGCAACCATTTGTGGTGGGGCAAGGCGTATCGGTTGATGTTCCAATGAGGATTGTAGGTAGTATCCTAGTGATTACTGCCTACTTTGTTGTATTGCACATCAACGTATTGGCAGGGGTTGTGATGAATGTAATCGCAGACACCCTGTCAATTCCTTATTTCATCAGAACTAAATCTTGGGATGTGGTTATTATGTTGGGGTTTCTCCTAGCAATTAGTTTTAGTAAATTATTGTCATGAAAGATTGGAAAGAACTATACGGTAATCTTCCCAGTGATGAACTGGACAAGATTGCCGTTCTTCGTGTAATGGAATGTACCAATGGTATCATTCAATATGCACATAGAGATAACCATTCATACAAACTACCCATTGAAGACACACGTCGGGCAATGAAGTTCAGTATGGGATGTATCAAACGTATGGAGATCCCTCTCAAAGAGGAGACCCTTACGTTCTCTCCAGAGACTGAAGAACTCATGCGTGAAGCACGAGACCTTTATATTCGTGGAGTCAAAAAGGGTGACAATGAAGCATACGCAGAGTTCATGAGAATCTCAGAAGCAACTGCACAAGTATGTGGTCTTGATAGAATCTTTAATGGAATGGAAGTTCTCAAAGAAAACGTTGACGACATACCACCCGAAACACTAAAATGGGGTGTAGAATATCTTTTGCAATTTTTTACTGATGAACATATTCGTGACTTCTTCCAATCCAAAGGAATCAGCTCAATCCCTTCCTGACAAACATATTGTCAAGATGCCCCTAGAGTGTTGTCAGATGTTGTCTATCGTCGCATCTGACAAGTGGGGTCATGGATATGGTGAACTCCATCGACTTGATGGACAACCATACAAAACTGAAAAAGGTGCATTCCGAAACCACCCGTGTACTAAGTGGGCATCAGAGAGCATTCATAACTCCTACTGGTTGATCAAACATGGTCTTCACATGTGTCATGAATACTTCCTCAGGTATGACAAGGTACATTCATGTTACAAGACCCTTGTAGAGGCACTAGACATCTTTCCTAAGGGTGATCTGGATAAGGTCACACCCTTTGTGTTCGCAGGTCCCGATGAGTTCAAGTACGATGATGTTGATATCTACAGTAAGTACAAAATGTACATCTCATCTAAACCATGGGTATCTGACAACTATCGACGTATTCCAGAACGTAAACCAGATTGGGTATGACAAAACACTTCAAACAAACGTGTGACAAACCATATGACAGACATCACTATAAGATTGTCTGTCATGACAAGGAGGTTGTAGTTGAGTCATGGCAAGAAGTTCAGGAGTTTTGGTGGTATAATAAACATCTTGTTCCACCAGTTGTCCATGTACTAGATGTCAAGAAGAAGAGTAAAGGCTTCAAGTAATTTTATTTCCCCTATATTTGATTATGAACAACACTGACTTTTTGTGGGTAGAAAAATACCGTCCACAAACTATTGATGAATGTATTCTCCCTGAGGCTACCAAGAAGACATTCAAAGAGTTCCTAGATAAAGGTGAGGTTCCTAACCTTCTCCTGTCTGGACCTCCTGGTGTGGGTAAGACCACTGTTGCAAAAGCACTATGTCACGAACTTGGAGTAGACTATTATGTCATCAACGGATCCGATGAAGGTAGATTTCTTGACACTGTACGGAATCAGGCCAAGAACTTTGCTTCGACCGTATCACTTTCATCAACTGCTAAACACAAAGTCATCATCATTGACGAAGCAGACAACACAGGGAATGATGTACAACTCCTCCTACGGGCGAATATTGAGACGTTTTATAACAACTGTCGATTCATCTTCACCTGTAACTACAAAAACAAAATCATCGAACCCCTTCATTCTCGGTGTGCCTGTATCGAGTTTGGAATCAAAGGAAAAGAGAAACAACAGATCGCTGCAGGATTCTTCAAACGTCTCCAGGAAATCTTGGATACAGAAGGTATTAAATATGATAACAAGGTCCTGGTAGAACTCATCAACAAACACTTCCCTGATTGGCGTCGTGTTCTCAATGAGTGTCAACGATACTCTGCTAGTGGAAGTATCGACTCTGCAATTCTCGCTTCGTTCTCTGACGTTTCCGTAAATGATCTTATCAAAAATCTCAAGGAGAAGAACTTCTCTGAAGTCCGTAAGTGGGTCGTTTCTAATCTGGACAATGATCCTGGGGTACTGTTTCGTCGTATTTACGATGCTCTTCTTGTATCCCTTGAAAACAATTCTATTCCTGCTGCTGTGCTTGTCATTGCTAAGTATCAGTATCAAGGTGCCTTCGTTGCAGACCAAGAGATCAACTTCCTCGCGGCGTTGACAGAAGTAATGGTGGAGTGTGAATTCAAATGAAAAAACAACCTAGACAAAAGAAGTCCAGAACGTACTACTACTTCTGGGCATTTATGGCACTGACAGTGTTCTTTGGACAACTGTATGTTGGATATGGATACCGTCTGATGCATGGAAGTATTTTAGATCTACTAGATAGAGTCGATGGAGTACTTCTCCACAAATGTGAATCTGATAAATCTAATTTTTATTGACAATGAACGTTAAACTTTTTCGTATCATCACTGGTGAAGAAGTGGTGGCAGAACTGGTCGGTGAGACCGATACTACAGTGACTGTTAAGAACGGTCTGGTAGTTCTTCCTTCAGGTCAGAGTGTTGGGTTTGCACCCTGGGCTACTGTGATTGACAAAGACAACCCTGAGATCACAGTGAGTAAAACTCATGTGGTTTACATTGCCGAACTTGATGAAAGTATCGGTAAGAAGTACAATGAAATCTATGGAAGTAAACTGGTAACACCAGATAAAAAGAAATTGATTCTCTAAATTATGGAACTGAAAGACTGGTTGAACTCACTCAACTTCACGAAGGAGAACCTGATTCAGGAAGATCCTTCGTTGATTAAAGATTATCCACCATACATCATCAATCGTTGTCTGTCTGGTCACATGGATTGTATTATGTTCGTCAATGAGATGAACAAGTATCACAACCTGGACAAAGATATGCAATATGAATTTTATCTAAATACTTTGAGAAAGAGGAAGAGATTCTCTCCTTGGCTCCGTAAAGATAAGATCTCAGATTTAGAGGTTGTGAAACGTTACTATGGCTATAGTAATGAGAAAGCTTCTCAGGCTTTGAAAATTTTATCCAATGAGCAACTTAACTTTATTAAACAACGACTTGAAACTGGTGGAAAAAAATGACGCAGACTGTTGAACCTCAGGTTAATTGGTCGAAAGACCAAATGGTAGAGGTTAGATTGAATGAACCTGACGACTTTCTGAAAGTTCGTGAGACCTTAACCCGTATTGGTGTAGCTTCTAGAAAAGAAAAGAAACTTTACCAATCGTGCCATATTCTCCATAAACAGGGTAAATATTACATAGTTCACTTTAAGGAACTGTTTGCCCTGGATGGTAAGTACGCTAACCTTACTATTAATGATGTTCAACGTAGGAATCGTATTACTCGCCTTCTTGTTGATTGGGGACTCATTGATGTGGTGGTAGAGGAATCTATTCTCGATATCGCCCCTCTCAACCAGATTAAGGTACTTCCCTACAGAGACAAGAATGAGTGGACTCTGGAACAGAAGTACAACATCGGTAAGAAGAATAACAAAACTGAAAAAACCGAATAAATAAAACTGAGTCTTTCGTGCAGACTCTACGAATGTCGGAAACCCCCATAAGGAAGTGTGGTTCTTACTACACTTCCTTTTTTCGTTTCGTGGTATAAATAAGTGTGGATGCCTTCGGGGTCCTCACAATCAAATCTCGCTTTCAAAGGAGAAGTAAATGACTAACCTCATGAAGTATAATGCTGCGAACCTGGACCAGTTAATGGACAGGATCACACGAAACACCATTGGGATGGATGACTATTTCGATAGACTGTTCAAAGCTCAAGAACAAACGAACTATCCTCCATACAACCTTATTCAAGTAAGTGAAACAGAAGTTGTACTTGAATTAGCATTGGCAGGATTCAAGAAAGAAGAAGTCAATGTCTACACACAAGAAGGAAAACTCCACGTCGAAGGAAAACGTGGTGATACAGAAGAAAAAACATATGTCCACCGAGGAGTGGCTTCAAGATCTTTCACCAGAGCTTGGACCCTCAGTGATGAGACGGAAGTTAGATCAGTTGAATTTGAGAATGGGTTGTTGACTGTCACACTTGGTCGTGTCGTCCCTGAACATCATCAAAGGAAGGACTGGTTCTGATATCCTGACCGACTTTAGATGTCGTTGATACAAAAAGTGTATCATAGTGATACACTTTTCCTATATAAAAATGTACCATAGAGGACGACTCATGAACTGGACAGCCGCCACTCTTACAATTGGCACGGTAATGACTCTTTTTAGCAGTTGGACAATCGCACCTGCACTATCCTAATGCTCCACCTAACTTCTTTCTAACAACTCCATAAATAAAACTGAATATCGTCGCCGCAGAGGGGTAACTGGCCAAAACCAGTGACAACCCCTCTTTTTTATTTGTATAATTATAGAGAGGTATTGTATAAAGATGACTGTAAAACTTTTGTTACTGAAGTCGGGTGAAGATGTCATCGCCGATGTAAAAGAAATGTGTGTTGGTGATGAAGAGAGACCCACTGTGGTTGGTTACTTCCTCAGGTATCCCTGTCGTGTCAAGTTGATCGGACAAGAATCAACTCATGAAGGAAGTAAGAAACAATTGTTCAAACCAGAACTTACTCCCTGGATGCCACTAAGTAAGGATGAAAACATTCCTGTGGTTGCAGACTGGGTTGTGACTGTGACTGAACCAATTGATGTGTTGAAAGAAGCTTTTGAAAAAGGAGTGAAGAAAAATGAAGATAGAAAATCTCAAACTACTGTCACTGAAGGATCAGAGACTGATTCTGACTCAGATTGAAGAGGTAACTGCAGACCTGGGTGAACCAGATTGTAAACTGGTTGAACCCTTTGTTCTGAATCCTGATACAATGGAACTGGTTCCCTGGTTCGTCAACCTTACAAATCAGAATGAGTTCATGATTCACTCTGATAATATTTTGACGATCATGGAACCCAATGGTAAACTGAAAGTGAAATACGAGGAACTACTGACAGAATGAACTTCTATACGAACATCCAGATGATTGGAAATCAGTTCCTTGTTCGTGGTTATGAAGATGGAAAGAGAGTTCAATATCGTGATGATAGTTACAGACCAACTCTGTTTGTGAAGTCAAACACACAGACAGAGTACAAAACACTGGAGGGTGAATATGTTGAGGCTATTCAACCTGGAACAGTAAGAGACTGTAGAGACTTCTACAAGAAGTACGAAGATGTTGATAACTTCAAGATCTACGGAAACGAGAGGTATATCTATCAGTACATCTCTGACAAGTATCCTCAAAACGAGATCAAGTTTGATATCAAGAAGATGCGTCTATTGACCATCGATATTGAGGTTGCATCAGAAGAAGGGTTCCCTGATCCTGAACACTGTTCTGAAGAGATGTTGACCATCTCCATTCAGGACAATGCTACCAAGAATATTGTGACCTGGGGGAGGAAACCATATACTCCTACACAGAAGAACGTCACCTATCATTATTACCCTGAAGAAAGGGACATGCTTCTTGCATTCATCGACTGGTGGATGAGTGACTATCCTGATGTTGTGACTGGTTGGAATACCCGTCTGTATGACATCCCGTATATCTGTGGAAGGATCGATAGGGTTCTGGGTGAGAGGGCCCTTAGGAACCTGTCTCCGTGGGGTCTGGCAACCAAAAAAGAGATCTACATCAATGGTCGTATGTTCTATGTGTATGACATTGGTGGTATCACTGATCTGGATTACCTGGAACTGTATAAGAAGTTCACCTATGTGAACCGTGAGAGTTATCGACTGGACTTTATCGCAGAGGTTGAACTGGGTCAGAAGAAACTGGATCACTCTGAGTTTGATACGTTCAAAGAGTTCTACAGTGGAAACTGGAAAAAGTTTGTAGACTACAACATCATTGACGTGGAACTTGTTGACCGAATGGAAGACAAGATGAAACTGATTGAATTGGTTATCACCATGGCCTTTGATGGTAAGGTG